GCACTATATATTTAGTGCGATCATCTGTTAAGCTTGTTGGGGCAGTATTAAAAAAAATGTCACGCCCGTAGTTAGCCAAAGGCTCGGGGGCGCTAATCCAGTCGGCAGCGTCAAACTCTGTAACCGCGTTAGACTCGTTAACGTAATTAACAGAAGTCAGGCTTAAAATGCGGCTCGGTATGCGTAGAAAGTTGCCGCTAGGTAGCTGAGTGCCGTTAACGGGGTTAATTAGGCTAGGAAGGCCAGTAAAGCCGTCAAAACCAAAGCGCACGCTAGACTTAATAACGTTGTAACCTAGGTACTGGCTGCAAGCGTCTAAGGCCATGCCGATAAGCCCAGTTATATAGGTATCGTCGCTCGAGCTAGTAACGCGCAAATGCTGCTTAGCTTCTGCTAGCGTAACATAGTCTAACGCCGTGTTAGTCTGCGATATTATGCGCTTTCCCGTTATCATTTGCTCGCCTTTTTAGCGGGTTTCTTTTCTATCTTTTCTTCCTTTTCTACTTTCTCCTCAATCAACTCAACAGCTCCAGCCTCTAACAAAAGCTCTACCTGCTTAGCGTCCAAGTCGGCAGTATCTCCAGGGCCATAGCTCAAATTAAACTGCCCGCTCGCGTTAATCAAAAATTTAACTTTCATTTTGTAAAGTAGCTCCTGGGGGCGAGAGTTAACCACCCCCAGGCTCTAGGATTAAACCCCTAGCGGTTTGTTGAACTTATTAGGCGTCGATGTCCTTACATACTGCGAAGGCAGTAGGCTGGAGCAAGTTTACGTCCATGTAAGAGTTAAGTACTACGTTGGTCAAGCCAGCAGTAGCGCCGCTGTATGGATCTACAGTCAACTCCATTCCGCCCCATGAAGCGATAGCCATTTTAGAGAAGTCTCCGAAAATCATAGCGCTCAAGTCAGAGGCAGAACCCTTAGACAAGTTAGAAGGGCACAAGGTAGTAAAGGCAGCCTGGTAACCGTTCAACTCGTTAGCGCCTGAAGGCATGATAAAGTTACCTTCTACGCCTGAAGCTTGGCGGGGGGTAGTTTGCAAAGCAGCCTTAACAAGTGGGTTAGTCAAGTAAGCGACACCCTCACCGTTAGCGTTTTCAACGGCTTTCATCAAGTTAATAACGTCAGCCCAAACAACAGCAGCACCGTTAGCGTTAGTTGAGTTAGAAGCAGCACCGCCAGCGTAAGTAACATTCACAGAACCGTTGGCAATAATACCTGTGGGCTCGTTAGTTCCTCCTCCTTTGATAGCGGCAGTCTCCAAAGATTGAGCCATAGCTTGCAACAGCCAGTTGCGTACATAGGCATCGATAGAGTTAGAGCTCTGAAGCATCAACTGATTAGAAACTTGAATGTAAGCAGCCAAGCGCTTGGGAGAGAAAGAAACCTTACCAAAAGCGGGGCTCTTTTCAGAAGCGGTACCGTTTTCAGTATTCCAGCCAGCTGAGGGGGTAGTAGAAGCCTGGGGAAGATCCAAGTTACCTACCAAGCCGTTCAACTGCTGAACACCCAAACCGCGCAAAACAGTCTTAGGCAACAATACGTCAATAATTCCACCTACTTCGGTAGCAATGTTAACGCCACCCTCAGAGCCAGCAGTACCACCTGTAGCAGTCATGTCGCGCTTGAAAACCTCAGAAGGAATAAGAACGCTGTGAGCAGCTACGCTAACGCCTGAGCGTTGGAACTCGTCGGCAGCTTTGGCGCTCAATTCGGCTTCTAAGCCCTCTTTACGGCCAGTAGCAGCCATGTTCAAAGCACGCTTAAAGCTGTACTTTTCGGCCAACTTGTTAACCTCTTTTTGCTCAGAGTAAGAAGCTCCGCCGCTCAAGTTAGCAGCCTCAGCAGCGCGGGCTTGCAATTTCTCGAGCTTCTCTACTTCTACTTTAATAGCGTCCAAACGGGCGTCGATCTCGTCCAGGCGAACGGTCTCGCTGTCGCTCATTGAGCGGGCCTCTTTTTCGATGTTGTTCTGAAGGGTCTGCAACTCGCTTACCAAGCGGCCGCGCTCCTCTTTCAAAGCTTTAATTTTGTTCATGTTATAAGTGTTTAATTGTTTTCTTTTTATGGTTGTTAAAAGTTCTTGTAACGGGCCAGGGTCAACTTAATCAGGTCTAAGCTAGCCTCGTTTTTATCTGCGTCGATTAGGTCTTGCTCGTCCTTAGCAGCCTGCAAATCGCGTGCGCTTACGGCCGTTCCTTCGTAGGCTGGGTAGGTTACAGGGCTCACGTCATAAAGGCGCTCAATCTTCTTAATAACTCGCATACCATTAACGCCGTACTTTTCAGAGCTACGCCACTCGCTACCCCCTTTAGGAACGGTAAAAGCAAAAGAACTCTGTGTAATGTCCCCGCGCATAATAGAGCGCACCCAACTAACGTGGGTAGGGTTCTCGTAATCGGGGCTAAAGCTGTAGCCAAGTTCGCCGCTTTCGGTTAAAAATACCTTAGCTGTGCCGCTTGCTGTTCTGCCTAGCACCTGGTTAGGGTCGTGGTTGCCCAATACTCTAACATCATCCGCTAAAACGTCATTAAAAGCGCCAGCTTCTATAACCTCTTCGGCGAAACCTAGATCGGTGGCTTGGTTAATTACAGCGGCCACGCCTCGCACCTCTACGGGCAGCTCTTGACCTTCTTGCATTCGGGCCTCAATGGTTCCTAAAAAGGCGCGGCGTTCGTGGTTGTTACTCATTGCTTAAGCTTGTGTATTATTGTTATTCCCGTCGGGGTTATTGTTTTTAAGTGCAGCGCTTGTAAGCTGGTCAATCTTGGCCTGCATATAAGCGTTAATTTGCTCAGAGGGCATAAGGTTTGCCTCAATCAAATAAGAGTCTCCACCTTCAAAGCCGTTTGCATCTTCAAACCTGCGGGCCTCGTTTCTAGAAAGCCAGCCGCCGCGTATGCCCTTGTTATAAAAGTCAGCTCTATCGTTAGCCGTAGCACGCAACAAGCTGTTAAAGTTGAACTTAAAGTAATAGTCTACTTTGTCCGACTCAGTTAACAACTTGCGGCGCATCTCCTGCTCTATGTTAATAGCGTAGGCCATCAAAGTGCGAGCGTAAAAGTCCTGATACTCTTGCTCTACAGAAGACTTAACCCCGTCTTTATTAGCGCCGATCATGCTAGAAGGCACGCCAAAAATGCGGGCAATTTCCTCAGCTGAAAACTGGCGCTCTTCTAAATACTGCGCTTCCTCAGGGCTCATGCTTAGCTTTTCCATCTCTACACCCGAAGGCAAAACAGTCGAGCGAGCCGAGCCGTTTATAACGTCGTCCAAGCTAGTTTTTAAGCCGCTAGCCTGTTCGGGCTTAATTTGATGCTGGCTCTTAAGTAAAAACTTTAAAGTGCCGTTCTTATAAACGTCAGCGCTTGCACGAATAGCGGCCAAGTCAACGCCCAAGGTTTCGGCGTGAATCTGAATAGGTGAGCGACCCTCCAGCATATTGTCAACGCACAATCCTTTGAAGTGCAGCATATCAACAGCGGGCACAAGGTTAGGAAAGTTGGGCATTGAGATTTTATAGAATAGCTGCCCGTCGGCTAGAACTGGCTTAACAAACTCGGCGTTAATTGGGTGCAATTCGGTAGCAATAAAACGCGCGTCTCTATTAATAAAGGCGTAAGCGTTACCACGAAGGGCGAGCTGCGCTACCTGGTATTTTAAAAAGTCAAACTTAGTCTGATAGGCGTTTGGCTCATTAATAACAGCGCTAGCGTAGTGAGCCCGAGCTACTCGCTTGCCGTTGTCCATCTCTTCGTAAAGCTTAAGATCAAGCGAGGCCAAGCCGTCGGAAATAACACGCACGCAAGCGTGAACGCTGGCAATACTTAAGGCTGTTCTAGTATTAACTGCCTGGCCGCTAGCCGTTTGCTGGCCAAAAACGTTAGTAAGAGCATTTACTAGCCACTCAGCGGGAGCGCTTAAACTGCTTCGCTTTTCTACACGGCTAGGGCTAAAGAGCCTTTTGAGGCTAAACTGCATAGAGCGAAATTAATTAACAAGGGTAAAACGCTTGCAACAAAGTAGCCCTAACGGTTTTCCTTTAACCATCTGCTAAGTGTTGAGCGAAATACTCCGTAATCTTTAAAGCGTCTGCGGTTAAAGACGACAAAGTAACGGGCTTCGATTTTGTCGTAAGCTTCCTGATAAGTGGCCGAGGTAGGGAGCTCCTTATAAAACTCTTTTATAAAGTCGTCCTTAAAAGTCAGCCAGGCGTCTGTACGTTTCATTCTGTTAGTGTTAAATTGAGATATACCAAAACTCGCTGCTCTCGTTTTTGGCAGCTTCTTGCATGTAAGTTCCTAAGGCCATTACTATACTCACAGGCCCGTCGACCTTATCACCGCTCTTAGCCTTGTCGATTTTTATATTATCGGCTGGATCTCTTCTTAGCATTACGTTACCCATCTGCCAGCGAGTTACAGGGTTGTTGCCGTGTTTTATTTTACCCGTCTTTGCTAGCCGCTCCAGCTCCTTAGTCGGGGCGCTCATAGTTACAAAGCCCTGGCCAAAGGGGTACATTACAAGCCCCTCGTTTTGCAGCTCAATAATTAACTGACTCGAGTTAAAGCGGTCAAAAGCAATCTCTTTTATATCGAACTGCGTAGCAAGGTCTAAAATGTCGGCCTTGATAAAATTATAATCCGTTACGTTGCCCTCTGTCTCCATTACTAGCCCTTGGCGCACCCAGTCCCGAATACTTGAGCCAGCCGCGTCGCTTCTGCGTTTTATAGCGTCCTCGGGCAAATAGTAGCGAGTAATAACGCTGCCGCTTTCGGGGAAATACAGAGTAAAAGCGCAAAAGTCGCCAGTACTTGCTAAGTCAAGCCCTCCGTAGCATTCATAGCCTGCAAGGTCGTTGTAGTTAAGCTCGGGCTGATCTTTAGCCCAAACCGCGTCGGGTATCCAAGTTTGAGCCGTGTCAGTCCAAACGTTTAGCAGCTTAGTTTTAAACTCTACCTCTTTATGGGTTAGCTCCTTGGCTTCGTTAATACTTTGCTCTAGTTTTTTCGGGTAAACACTCACGCCCCAGTTAGGGTTAGCTTTTGCCCAGGTTTTCGGGTCTGTCCAGTCGTCGCCAGCATCTAGGGAGTAAATAACAGTAAAAAGGCTCTCGTCCTTCAGCGCCCCGCTTAAAACTTGACTGCAGTAAGTGCGGTGCTTGTAGCAAGGGCTTTCACGGTTAAAGCCTGCGGTAGTAATAGTAAAAAGCAATGGTTGCCGCCTTGCGCCCATTGAGTTGTAAATAACGTTATAGAGCTCGTCGTTTGGGTGCGCGTGGTATTCGTCAATTACGCAAAAGTGCGTATTTAGTCCGTCCTGCTTTCCTGGGTTCCATTCGAGCGGCTTAAATAAGTTATTGCCGTAGACAATACGCCTATTGTGTATTGAGTTCTGTATAACAAGCTCGTCCTTTAGCCAGTCCTGGGCTTGGCAAGCTCTAACGCTTTCACCAAAGACCATCATAGCCTGATCTAGCTTAGTGGCTGCTGAATAGACCTGCGCGCCCTCTTCACCGTCGGCCAAAAGACCGTATAGCATTAAGGCGCTAGCAAAGGTGCTCTTGCCGTTCTTTCTAGGGACTTCCACATAAGCACGCGAAAACCTGCGGGCACCGTCAGGGCCAACAAAACCAAAAAGGTTAGCAACTATGAAAACCTGCCAAGGCTCAAGTATAAACTTCTTACCCGCTGCCTCTCCTGTTGTATGCGTTAGGTTTTGTATAAACTCAAGCGCGTGGTCGGCCAGCTCTTCAGCAAAGCGGTAGGTATTAAGGTCAGCGCGAAAGCGAAGACAAGCAAAGCGCACTAGCTCGCACGCGACTATTTTACCGCTCAATACCTGGTCGGCGTATTTATTCGCTATAGTCAGGCTGCTCGTCATCTGCCAGCTGCGCGGCTTCTATGTCAAACTCAACGGGAGCCGTTGCCGTGCTGCTCCAATAAAGGAAAGCCTGGCCCGCTATATAGTCATTACGGTATTGTTTGCCGTCAATCGATTGGCCGTTTATCTGCAATTCGTAGTAATTGCCAACTTTAACCACTTCGGGCGCTTGATTGGCTTTTTTAGTTTTCTTAGTCATGTTATGCTATTTTAGGCTTTTGGGTTAAAATGCCGAGTTTCTTTATCGGCTCCTTCTTTTCAGGCTTCAGCGCCTGGCGTGCGTTAGGCGTAACGCCAAACAGTCGGCCAATATCGCAGGCTGCCTTTAGACTCTTGTGCTTAATAGTGTGCCAAGGGCTTAAGGTTGGCCCGTGTACGCCTTCCATTACTTCGCCGTGCTCCTCGATCATGTCGCAAGCGTGTTCGTAATTTGCCAGCTCCTTACAGTAAGAAGACAAAAGGTTAAAATCAGTCGAATAGAGCGCCCCGCTCTTGCGTAGCTCGTCGCAGGTCACGCCCCAAATTTCGAGGGCTCTCCCCTTTAAAATAATTGGCGGCGTTGGTAACTCGTTGTTTTTTAGTGTTTCCATGTTAGATAAGTATAAAAAAGAAGTTAGAAC